TTGTTTAAGTCTGCTCTAAAATCTGCACCTGATTGGTTTGCTATGTTGTAATCGTGTTGTGCCATAATAAAATCCTATTTTATATATATTAAATCATTCGGGGATAGTTGGAAATATAACATCAGCAATATTATTGACTGACTGATGTGTAGATGGTAAATCCCTTAATGATTGTCTATATGTTGCCCATTCTTGTTTTTTAGAATCAGATAAAGGACAGTCATTTACTTGAGTCCAATCTGATTGTTTTAATAATTCATTTCTTTGTAATCTAATGGTTGACCAAAAATCTACACTTTGTTCTACAGGTGAGCCATTAATAATCTTATGTTCATCAACCTCATAAATACCTTCTATAATAGATTGACCATCTTCTAAAAGAATATCTGTTATATCAGCATTAGTTGAACCATTAGATATGATTTCTCCTGTATCTGTTTTGTATATTGTAAAATCTGCCATATTATTGTGTGTTATCTATAAATACATAAAGAGATTGATAGGTTGAGTTTAATTTAGTTACCCACCTTAATCTCCAATAAACTGTACTTTGTGTGTTTGAAAGTCCACTGATTGTTCCTGAATAAGCAAATACATAAGTTCTAAATGTACCTGCTGCAAATGTTATATTTTGTATTCCACCTGCTGCTTGTGTCCAAGTAGTTCCATTTAAACTATATTCTAAATACCCAGCAGTACAGTCACCATATACACCTGTTAATATAGCTCTATACTTTGCACCATCTCTTATTTGATTCATAGTAAGAGATAAATAAGTTCCTGTAGTATTTGTATTAACAGTAAAGTTAGTGCTACCTCTTTGGAAAACACTACCAAATACCTCTAAAGGTACAAAAGTTTCAGTAGCTAAATGACTTTTTATATCAGCAGAAACATCTCCAAAATGTTCTACATTTAAAGTTCCAACATTGATTCTTGCTGAATCTAATTGGTCAGCAGTAATTTTAGTTGCTGATATGCTATCAATCTTATCGTTATTAACAGCGTTATCTGCTATTTGTGTTGTATCTACACCACCTGATTTAATAATTAGATTGCCACTACCATCAGTATCTAAAGTAACTCCATCAATTAGTATCTTATCTGCTGATAGGTTATTAATTCTTGCATTATCAATAAGTACAGAGCCACCACTTACAACAAATGGACTTACACTAGAACCAGCATCATTATCAATTTTAAAAGTATCAGCTAAGAAAGCTATTGTGCTTGTTGCACCTGTTCCTGAATCAGCATTGCTGTTTAAAACCATTTGTGCAACTTTTCCATTTGCATTTAGTTGTAATACATAAGATGCAGAAGCATTGTCATTTATATCTGTTATTGCTGTTGCATTTGTTGTTATTGATGCAGTATTTCCATTAACTGTTGAGGTTAAACTTGTTATATCAGAAGCAAGAGCAGTATCTGCATTTGCTCTTGTTGTAGCTTCAGAACTTATGGCAGAAGTATTTGAATTAACTGTAGAAGTAAGACTTGTAATATCTGAAGCTAAGGCACTATCTGCACTTGCTCTTGTACTTGCTTCGCTAGTAATAGCAGAAGTATTACTATTAACTGTAGAGGTTAAATTAGTAATAGCTGTTGCGTTAGCTGAAGTATCAGTCGTAAGAGTAACTATATCACCTTGAGCTGTAGCTATATTTGTTGTGTTAGTAGATACAGTAGAGCTTAATGAATTATATAAACTTATTAGTGAAGAATCTCTAGCTTTTACCCAGCCATTATTAGATGCATTTCTAACATACATTTGATTATTATCATCAGTATCAGCCCATAAATCTTGGGGTTGTAATGCAGAGCTATCAGTCCTTGTTGTTGGTGCTGATGTAGATTTAATTAATTGTGTTGAATTAGTACCACCAGCATTAATTGCAGACTGCACATCAGCACCTATTTTATCTAATGTTACTGAATCATCTTGTAAATCATCTGTTCCAGTAGGAGCATCACCAATAGTAAATGTTAAAGTAGCTGGAGATGATTCTGAACCCAGTGTATTTAATGAGCTAACACTTGCAACATAATTTGCATTAACAGGTAAAAAATTTAAGTCGCAATTAGTAACATCAACAATAGTATTTTTTACTTGATTGCTTGAACTATCTACAACATTAACCCTGTATTGATAATCAGGAAAATCTGTTGGTTCATTCCAAGATAAGAATGGTCTGCCTGTAGAACTAGAATCAGTATCAGTAAATGCTAATCCTGTTGGAGCTTTAACTGCATAAGCAGAAGGTAAGTTAGCTAATTCCTCTACTGGTTCTTGAGGTGGTACTTCCCATGTATAAACATCAAAATATTCTATTAAGCTAACACCAACCAATCCATTTGACTGCAACTCTATTGCTTCTACTCTGCAAACTTTACCTGAGAATCCTAAACCTGCATAAGTTAAATCTACTATATCTCCTACATTTAACTTATACATTTCAGGAGTTCCTAAGAACTGCATAGTGGTTTGATTTCTACTTCTAGTTAAGATTGCCTTACCCATGTTATAAGCAATATATGGGTCAGTTACATAAGGAAACTCTGCTTTTATTTCTAGTATCTCATCATTATCATCTGAATAATATTCAGGACTAGCATCATGTAAAACTGTAGCTGTATCTAGTTCGTATTTTTTATTTGCATTAAAGAATTCAACTACAACTTTGTTTGCTTTTGAATCTTTATCACCATAATTTACTGTTATACCAGCATCAGAAATAATATGATTATCATTAATGCTGAATGATGAAGAACCTGTATCTTCTATTGATAATTCATATTTACCATCAACATAGAGAAAAATACCCCTCATATTAGATAAGAGGTCTTTAGCATTTTCCATCACATTCTTATTTGCATCTAAATAACCATTACAATGAAATCTTTTAACTTTTAACAATGATGTGCCTGATTGAGATGAATAAGTGCTACTAAACGTACCATTTATAAATACAAGAAATTCCTCATTACTATCAAAAAATTCACTTCTTTGTACGTCAACAATTTCATCACCATCTATAACACCATTACCATTTGCATCAAATAAATATAAAAGTTCACCTATTTTGTTTTGCCACCAATCACTATTAGGGTCTATACTACCAATGCTAAAAAAATTATCTCCAGAAGTTGCAGACCAAGTAAGTGATTGTGCTGAACCATTGAAATAAGGCTGGTCAACTAAAGTATCACAAACATTAGCAGCAGAGCTAAAAGTAGACATATTAATTTGTGATTGTGTTAGACCTTTACCATATTCATTATTAGTAATGTAATCTAAAAAAGTAAGTGCTGGATTATCTGAATATTTATATGTAGATACTGTTCCAAATGTTTGTGTATTATCTCTTGGGTCAAAAACCTTTTTACCTCTAACCTGTACAGTCATTTGAGGTATGCCTGAAAACATACCCTCTTTATCATACTTTAAATGACATGCTATATAACAAACTCCATCTAATCTATGTGATGAAGTCCAGTTAGGCATAGAAGCTACTAACATTGGGTCTGCTGTTTGTGATGCTGCTCCATGATGTAAATTAAATGTTAATCTATATCTTAATGTTGGATTTGTACCAAAGCCACCAGCACCAGCACTAGCTGTAGTGCCAACTTGAGAAACAGTATTTAAAGAACCTGCTCCTGAAGATATTTTATCTGAACCTACATAACATCCATATTTAAATCTTGCAGTATCAGTTAATGGATTTCCATCAAGTTCAATAGTTCTTCCAAGAACTTCCTCACATTCACCCACTGATAATGCATAAACTAAAAAAACGTGCCTAGAATCATTAGCTGATACATCCATGTATACAACCTGACAACCAACTCTTCTTGTTCCATATATAATCGGTAACTTGCCACCAGCAGCAGTCTTGTTAGCCATGATAGCCTGACCTTCAGCCATCATTTGTTGTTGTTGTCTAAACCCTTTTACACCAACTGCAACAGTAACAGTTCCAATAGTCCACTTAACCCAAGTTTTAGCAAAAAATGCTGCTATTTTTTCTCCAATACTTGCAAAAAAACCTTTACTAGCTAGTGCTCCTGCATGCATAGCCATTTAAACACCCCACCTTACATCTGATTTAACTTGAGTAGCAAATTCCATACCTTTATCACCTGTACTAAAAGACTGTTGTGATTCATCAGAAAAATGTCTACCCTTAGTTAAGTTCCAGTTAGCCCAATGCGATGCAACTGTCATGTTTAAAATAGAATTATCTATATCTTCTTGTATCGATACACTTCTAATTTGACCTGTAAAATAATTAATAGCACCTACAATAGTTTCATCTGAATTAAAATAAGCTAGATATATTTCAACTGTTTTATCTGTAAAAGAACCATCTTGCACTAAAGACCTCACATTATCAGTTATATTAGAAAAACCTAAATTAACTTCATTAACCTGTAGTTGACCTGTTTCAGTAATTGAATCTACTGTTAAAAAAGAACCACCAGCTTCATAGCTATTAGAATCATAAGTTACATCACTATACCAATCAGTTAATCTAATAGTAGATGATAAATTAAGTTCAACTAAAAAAGCTGTCTTAGTTGCTGTTGCTGATACTTGGGTTTGTAAAGCAGATGATAGACTTCTAGGCATTAGGTTATAACCTCTCTAACATCAAATGAAATACTATAAAAACCACTAGCATCTGTTGAATACATAATCTCATTATTTTCAAGATAA